CACCCAGCTGCGCTAGTTCGCTGATGTAGGCGGACAGATGGAACTGGAGTGGGTGGGAATGGGTGGGAAAAGGCGGGAAGAGCTGAAAAAAGGTAGGTAGTGCTGGGGTTTAAGTGGGTAGCGCTGGAAGCTGGTGGGTGGAACGGGGGGGACACTTGATTTTGGACCGAACCGGCGAGTGGGACACTTGGAAGTGGAGCGGCGGCCTGGGCCTCCAGCCGCTTTCTAAGGGTTGATGAAGCCATAGGTTGCGGCGAGGCGGCGGACCTGGGTGCAGTGGGCGGTGGCGGCCGAGGCGGACATGGTCTGCTGTGTTCGTTCGGCGATGAAGATGAGGCCCTTAAGGTCGCCGGTGAAGTCCAGATCGTCGGCAGCGACGTGCTTTTCGATGAAGGCGGCGATGGCGTTCTGGTCATAGGCGAGGTCGCAGAATGCCTCGGCGGCGAGGACGTCGGCGAGGCCCTGGACGACATCTGTCCCCGCTGCTGACGCTCCGCTGGCCGTGCACAAGAGGACAATGCCGGCAAGCGCTCGCTTCACCTTCAAGCCCTCTGTCCGTGCCAGACGATCCTGTGCGTGCCTGCCGGGAGAGTGGCCCCGTCCAGGTCCAATCTCCACGGCAGAGTGTCCGCAACGAGCTCCCTTTTTCCTCCCGGAAGGCTGATGAGGTGTCGGGCGACAAACCCCTCCTCGAGGCCCACTAGGTAGTCGCCACTCCTCAGCGGCGCGGGACGGATATCCACCACAGCCATCGCGCCACGTGGAAGCCTGGGTGCCAATCCGTCGTCGGCGAGCATGGCATAGCGCGCGGACTCGGGAGGCAGCTGGAGCACCTCCGAGAACCAGGTGTCCGGCATGACAAGTTCGGGGTCCGTCGCCGCATTGAGCGGCAGGAGGCTTGCAAACCCCTCCTTTGGGCCCAGCAGGGCAGCCTCCAGATCGGGCCGGATCTGATGCCCCGTGGCAACCCAATCAATGGAAACGCCGGCTTCGATGCATAGGGGCAGCAGATCCTTGAGGGTCACCGGGTAGTCCGGCTTCCGAAGGTTGTCGATGTGAGTTCGCGTTCGGTTGATGACGGCCGCGGCCTTCACCGGACCGCCGACTGCTGCAATCAGAGCAGCGATACGCTCGTGCTGCGCCACTTCGTAGCCGACAATGCCAATTGAAGTTGGCATCCTACCCCCGACACACGTTGACTATGCCAACGATCGTGGGCATCCTGCTTGCATTGATTTGCTTCATGCCAACTATACTTTGCATCGGGGCTGTGCGTGGACCGGTTCGAGATTAAGGCGGATATACAACGTCGGGGTGGGACCCTGTCAGCGATCGGAAAGGCGGCCAACCTGCATGGCGCCACCTGCCGCGGCGCCCTGCGCTACCCTATTCCTGCCGGCAACAAGGCCATCGCCGCCTTTCTCGACAAGCCGCTCCACGAACTCTGGCCCGACTGGTACGACGAAGACGGCGCGCTTCGTCCCGGTGTGAGTTCTGCCATTCTGCGCCGCTCGGCGTCGAGTCAAAACGGGCGGTTGTCCTAGACATGGCTCATGCCCGCCGCCCCACTGAAGGTCAGGGTGAGCTTTTCGCCGAGGGCGAGTTCTTTCCCGTGCGCCGGCCGGTCGAAACCAGCCGGCCTGTCGACGTGCTCCGGATCAAGTCCGCGATGGGGGAAGCGCTGAAGGCGCATCCAGAGAGCGCGGAAATCATAGCCGCCAAGATTTCGGCGATGACCGGGCGCTCCCTCACCGCCTTTGCGCTCTATTCCTACACGGCTCCCAGCCGCGACGATCACGATATCGGGCTTTCGCGGTTCGTGGCGTTCGTGCGGGTCACGGGGGCCTATTGGCTCTGGGACCTGCTCGTCGAGGACGACGGCCTCACCGTGCTGCAGGGCCGAGAGGCCAAACTCGCCCAGCTCGGCCTCCTGCAGCAGGAAAAAGACCGCATCGATGGCGCCGTCCGGCAGCTCAAGCGCGAGCTGGGCGATGCTCCGGTTCAGCCGACGTCACGGAGGCCGCGGCGATGATCGACGCCACGGCGAGCTGGGACACTTTCGAGCGCCTACCGGCCTCTGCCCGCGACGCCGCGACGGCCCGGCTTGCGGTGCTGGACCAGGTCGCGTCGCTGCGAGGCGGCGGCATGAAGGCCGCCGACGCCGTTGCAGAGGCCGCGGCTCAAGCCGGTGTTTCGCCAACGACGATCTGGAACTGGTTGCGCCTCGTCGAAGGAGTGCCCCGCGCAAATTGGCTCGCCGCACTGGCACCGCTCCATCGGGGGCGCACTGCAACGGCACAATGCGACCCGCGCGCCTGGGATTTTCTGGTCGCCGACTACCTCAGGCCGGAAGCGCCAAGCTTTGCGGCCTGTTATCGCCGTCTCGCCGCAGCGGCAACGGCCAACGGCTGGTCGCCGATGCCGGCTTCGAAGACCCTGCAACGGCGTCTCGAAAAAACGGTGCCCGCCGCGTCGCGCGTGCTGGCCCGGCAAGGTGTCCACGCCGTGGCGCGGCTCTATCCGCATCAGACGCGGGATCGTTCCGGCTTCGCCGCCATGCAGGCGGTCAATGCTGATGGCCACCGCTTCGATGTCTTCGTCCGCTTCGAGGACGGAAGCATCGGCCGACCGGTGATGGCAGCGATCCAGGACCTCGCCAGCGGCATGGTGCTGGGGCATCGGCTGGGCGAGACCGAAAACTGGAGCCTTGTTCGGCTCGCCGTTGCCGACATGGTGACGCGCTTCGGCATTCCGGAGGTCTGCTATCTCGACAATGGGCCTGCCTTCGCCAGCAAGTGGCTGACCGGCGGGCAGAAGAGCCGCTTCCGCTTCACCATCAAAGCCGAGGAGCCCGAAGGCATCCTCACCCAGCTCGGCATCAAGGTGCACTGGGCCATGCCGTATCACGGCCAGTCCAAGCCAATCGAGCGCGCTTTCCGCGACCTCTGCGAGGAGATCGCCAAGCATCCGGCGGTGGCCGGCGCCTATACGGGCAACGCGCCGGACGCCAAGCCCGAGAACTATCAGAGCCGGGCGATCCCGATGGCCGAGTTCCGGCTGCTGGTGGCGCAGGAAATCGCCCGGCACAATGCTCGCAAGGGTCGCCGCGGCAACGGCCTCAACGGCCGGAGCTTCGCGGAGGCCTTCGAACGATCTCTGGCGCTGCCGACAACCGTGGTGACGAAGGCCACCGCAGCGCAGCGCCGCATGCTTCTGCTCGCCGCCGAGGGCGTCACCTGCCGCAAGCCGACCGGCGAAATTCAGCTGGGCGGCAACCGCTACTGGTCCGAGGAGCTGGTGGCCTTCATGGGCCGCACCGTGACGGTCCGCTTCGACCCCGACGATCTGCATGCGCCGGTCGCGATCTATGCCCGCGACGGCAGGATGATCTGCGAAGCGCCGGCGATCGAGGCCACCGGCTTTGCCGATATCGAGCAGGCGAAGAGCCACGCGCGCAACCGCAGTGCCTGGGTCAAGGGCAAACGCCAGCTGCTCGCGCTCGAACAGCGTCTCGGCATCGACGAGGTGGCGCGGCTGATGCCGCGCGTCGAAGTGCCGGCCGCTCCCCGACAAACCCGCGTGGTGCGCCTCGCGCCTAACCCGGCGGGCGGCAGCGAGAGCTACGCGCAGAGTTTTTCGCGCGCCGTCCGCGCCCTCGAGGGCGGCGCCGACCTGGTCGAGTTCCCCGGCGAGGACCGCGAAGCCGGCTGAGTGCCCTTTCACCCCACATCGACTGGCAAGGAGCAGACGATGACCACAGAGACTTCTCAGGCGGCGGACCCCTGGGCCGTCCCCTTCACCGAACCGCAAGTCGAACCGCCCGAGCTGGAACGCTGGCATCGGCTGCGGTCGAGCGTGGTGGACATCGCCACGCGCTTTGCCTGGAGCAAGTCGGAAGTCTCGAAGCGCTCCGGCATCCCGCCGGGCACGCTGTGGCAGTGGTTCGACGGCAGCTATCGCGGCGTCATCAAGAACATCTCGGACCGGATCGGCCGGTGGCTCGACAGCGTGGCCGAACTCACCTCCGCCGCAGCGCGCGTGCCGGTAGCGCCGGGCTTCATCATGACGCCCACGGCGCGGGAAATGACCGAAGCGCTGATCTTTGCGCAGGCCATGCCGGAGATCGTGGTGATCGTCGCCGGCGCCGGCCTGGGCAAGACCCGCACCATCCAGGAGTTCTGCCGGACGCGGGCGCATGCCGACCTCGTCACCATGCGGCCGACGACGTCTTCGGTTCACAGCATGCTGCTCGAAATCGGCTTTGCCCTCGACGTCACCGAACGCAACCCGGCCAAGCTCGACCGGACCATCGGTCACAAGCTCAGGCGCAACGGCCGGCACACGCTGCTCGCCGTCGACGAGGCGCAGAACCTCACCGACCAGGCCGTCAACCAGCTCCGCTACTTCCTCGACGACTACGGCGTGGGCATCGCGCTGATCGGCAACGAAGAACTCTATGGCCGCTATGGCAGCCATGAGCTGAAGCCCGCCTATGCGCAGCTGCAGAGCCGGTTCGGCCTCAAGTTCCGGCGCATGCAGCCGCTGCGCGAGGATGTTGACGCCATCCTCGACGCGTGGGGCATCGAGAACGAGGCCGAGGAAATCCGGCGCCTCTGCCACGTGGTGGCGAGAAAGCCGGGGGCGCTGCGGCTGGTCACCAAGACCCTGCAGCTCGCCGGCATGTATGCGGCCGGCGACCAGCGACCGATGACGGCAGCGGATGTGAGGCAGGCGCTCAGCAATCGCGGGCTCGAGGTCTGACCATGCTCGACGAGATGACGCTCAGCGACAAGCTCAAGGTCGCACAGGTCTGGTTCGAGCGGGCGGCGGAGGGAGACATGCCCTTCACCGAACATACCTCGAAACGGTTCGGCGAACTCCTCCGGCAATGCCAGCACGAGGCGGCGATCGCCGCTGCCAGTCTCGACATCGAGAAGGCCACGGTGGCGCTGCTCGAGGGGAGGCAGGCGCTGGCGCGCCTCGCTCGCCCAGGCCCCGAAGACGCCAGTCTCAACGACATCGAACGGGCCGCGACGCTTGTCGGCGGCCCAACCTGAAGACCCCCCGCGGAGAAGAGAGCAATGACACGAAGCAAGACCCACGGCGCCAACCTGCCGGTGCCGCAGAGCCGGGACGAAGCCGCCGCCACCGTGACGGCGATCGGCAATCTCAATCGCGAACTGGCACGGCTCGAGACCGGCATGAACGACGCGCTGGCGCAGGTGAAAACCCGTTTCGAGGCGATGGCCGAACCGCATCGCACTGCGGTGACGGAAAAGACCGAGAGGCTCAAGATCTGGGCCGAGGCGAACCGGCAAGCCCTAACCGGCGGCGACAAGACCAAGACGGTCGACCTCGGCACCGGCCTCCTCAAGTGGCGGCTGCGTCCTCCCGCCGTGCGGCTGAGCAAGGTCGACGACGTGATCGAGCGGCTGAAGACGCTCGGGCTCGCCCGCTTCCTCCGAACCAAGGAGGAGGTCAACAAGGAGGCGATGCAGGCAGAGCCGGAGGTGGCGCGCACCGTGGCCGGCGTCTCCATCGGTTCGGCCGGCGAGGACTTCATCGTCGAGCCGTTCGAAGCGAGGCTCGCCGACGAGCAGGCCGGCCGATGAGCGCCGTCTCGGCCGGGCAGATCGCCGCCATCCATGCGCTCAAGGGCCGTGCGGGGATCGACGATGCGAGCTATCGCGCCATGCTGGAGCAGACGGCCGGAGTCACTTCCAGCAAGGCCCTGACCCACGGTCAGGCCGGCACGCTGATCGATCGGCTGAAGGTGCTCGCCGGTCAGGGGAAGGGTCATGCCAAACCGGCCGCTACCGGCGCGCTCAATTTCGGCGGCCCCTATGCCGGCATCTGCAGGGCCCTCTGGATCTCGCTCTATCAGCTTGGGGAGGTCGATCATCCCGAGGACACGGCACTACTCGCCTTCGTCAGGAGCCAGGCCAAGGTCGACCACATCAGCTGGCTGCGGGACCCGAGGCAGGCGGCGAGCGTCATTGAGGCGCTGAAGAGCTGGCTGGCCCGTGCCGGCGTACGTTGGCCGGCACGGGCCGAGGACAATGCCTCGGCACGGAAGCTTGCCGTGATCCGCGCGCAGCTCAAGCGCCTCGGCGAGCCCGACGCCATGCCGCCGGGCGACTTCGACAATGTCATGGCCGAACTCGGCCGGCGCATTCGTTCGGCGCATAAAGCATGACCCGCTTCGCGCTCCTGCCGCCGGACCTCCAGGCGCTGGAGCGCGAGCGCGACGCACTGGCACGGCGCGTCGCCTATCTCAGTCCCAATTCGCGACGCGGCCGCATGCTGAGGCAAGAGCAGCGGCGGCTGACCTGCCGGCTGCTTGCGCTTGAGGCGGAACTCGTTCTGAGGCGTGACAAAGACATAACGGGTCCGTCACTCGACGTCGGTCATCCTGAGCTTTTTAAGCCTATTGCCTACTGGTGGGACCAATTGTGAGGGGGCGTACCGTCTTTTTGACGGACGGGGCACGGCTGTGACCCGCGGTGGCGCCAACCTGCCTCCGATCCTTGCCGAGATCGCGGAGGCGTCCAGTGTGGACCTCGCCCTGAAGATTGCCCGACGCCACGGCGGCACACGGGTGCTCATGCCGACACTGCCAGGCGGCAGGAACTGGCTTAGTGCGATCGCCGCGCCCGAACAGGCAGCTGCCATTATCGAAAAGATCGGCGCCGCGCGGCGCATCGACATTCCGCTCGAACCGGGCACCGGCTGGTACGCGGCGAGCCAACGCCTGAGCGCCGAACTGGCGAGGTTGCTCGACACGGGAGCGACCAACCAGGAACTGGCGCGGGCCCTCGGAACCACCGAGCGCAGCATTCGACGCCGCAAGGCGAAACGTCGCTCGACGGCCGCCGAAGGCCAAGGCGACCTCTTCGGCTGAGACCACCCGGACGGGCGTCCGGGGCGCGAATTTCGGGAACGACAAGCAGTGTGCTCCCCCACAGGTAAGGGGTGCAAGATGGCTGTCAGAGGTCGGATGATCGGCAGCGCCGCAGCGGCTGGTGCGGCAGCGGTGATCGCGGTGCTGGTGGTGATGACCGGCAGATGGGAAGGCCTCGAACTCAAGGCCTATCAGGACGTGGTCGGCGTCTGGACCATCTGCTACGGCGAAACCCTCAACGTCCGGCCGGACGATGTCGCCTCCAGAGCCGAGTGCGACCGCAGGTTCGCCGAGCGTATGGCCGAGTTCCGGGCTGGGGTGGACAAGTGCATGACCGTCAGCCCGCCGCTAGGCGTCGAGGTAGCGGTGGTCGACCTCGCCTACAATGTCGGCACCACNNGCCTGCGACGAGCTGCTCAAATGGGTTCGCGCCGGTGGCAAGGTGGTCCAGGGACTGGTGAACCGTCGCCGCGAGTTCCATCGCCTCTGCATCTCGGCTCTCTGATGCTGACGGCGCTCCGCAAGCTCCGCTTCGTCTGGCAGCTGCTCTCGCTTCTTGGCGCCGCAGGTGCCGTGGGGGGAGCCCTGTGGGGTCTCTATGCCTTCGTGCGGCACCAAGGCTATGTCGCCGGGGAGGCCGATGCCACGGCGCGCTGCGAGGATGAGAGGGCTGCTCAGCGCAAAGCCAACCAGGCCGCAATCGACGAAGGCAACCGCCGACTCCTGCGGTTAGCCGACCAACTCTCGACCACCGAACAGGAGACCGACGATGCCGTTGCGGCAGCTCTGGCGGCGGCTGCCGCAGACCCTACCAGCGATCGCGAGTGCTTGCCTCTTGGCAGCGTGCGCCGGGTCTCGCCCATCCGCTGAGGCGCCGGTGCTGCTGCCCTCACTTCCGGCGCAACTGCGCCAGGCCTGTGCCCGGCCGGTCGAACTCCCTGACCGGGCGCTGAGCCAGGGCGAGGTCGAGCAGCTCTGGACCGTCGACCGCGCCGCGCTCGTCAAGTGTGGGGTCGGCCAGGCGGCACTGGTCGCCGCCTACCAGGCGCTGGCGGCCGGCCTCGCCGCTGCGGACCGGAGCTAGCGATGGACGTGCTCTACTACATCAACAGCTTCCTCTCGACCGTGCTGCCGATCGCGGCGTCGGCGGGAACGGCGATCTATGCCTATTTCGCCAACCGATCGCGTGCTGCCGCCAAGGAAATCACCGACCTCAAGGCGGAGGTCGATGCCTTGGAGCGGCGCATCGGCAAGATCGAGAACACACTCGAGCACCTGCCAAACAAGGACATGATCAGCGAACTCAAGCTCGCCATGTCGGAGCTCGCCGGCACGGTGGCCGTGATGGGCGAGAAGGTCACCGGCGTCGCGCACACGGTCGGCCTGATCGACGAGTCGCTGCGCCGGGAGGCGTTGTCGCGATGAGCTACGAGCAGGTGCTGACCGAAGACGCACGCCTCATCATCCTTAGGGCGCTGATGGCGCAGACCGACGGCAGGCTCAACGAGGTCATTCTCGAACGCGAGCTCGATCGCTTCGGACATCGCCGCAGCCGGCAGTGGGTGCGAACGCAGATCCTCAAGCTCGAGGAGCTGGGAGCCGTCACTAAGGTCGAGGCCGGCACGGTCATGGTCGCCTCCATCACCCGGCTGGGCATCGCCCATTGCGAGCGGCGCGAGGTGATCGACGGGGTGGCGCGGCCGTCGCCGGAGGTCTGACATGGCGCGCGCGCATCGCGGCCGCGGCCGGCTCTCCGCCATCGAGCTCTTGCCGGCCGAGGCCTCCGATATCGTGGTCTGGGCCAGCCGGGAACTGGCGGCCCGCAACCGCACGCTCACCGACATCTATGTGGAGTTTCGCGACAGGCTGATTGCGCTGCAGGGCGAGCTCGGCCTCGCCTTCGACATCCCCGCCTTTTCGAGCTTCCACCGGCATTCGGTTCGCCAGGCCGAGCTGGCGCGGCGCCTCGAGGAGACGCGCGAGATTTCTTCGAGCCTTGCGGCACGGCTCGACGGGCTGGGCAGCGAAGACCTTACCGTGATGGTGATCGAGAGCATCAAGGTCGCGATGTTCGAGGTGCTGAGCCATGCCGGCGAGGCCGGACTCAACCCCAAGGAGCTCATGGAAATGTCGCGGGCGATCCAGTCGCTGGTCGGCACCAGCAAGCTCTCGCTGGCGCAGCGTGCGACGATCCAGGCGCAGATCGATGCGGCGGCCGAAGCGGTGGCCGACAAGGCGGAGGTGGTGGCACGGGAGGCTGGCGTCCCCGCCGAACGCATCGCGCAGATGCGCAAGGATTTCCTGGGGCTGAGGCCACAGGTGACGGAGCCGTGACCGCCACCCGCGCCGCACCGCTAGTAGGCCCTCAACGCTTGCAGATATCCTGCATTCTTAAGTGCCACTGCCACCTCAAAAGCGGCAATGCGGTTGGCGACCGACCTGCCTACCGCATGCAGTGTGCGCTCGAGCACTTCTGCGAGATCGGGCGGTCGATGCTGTTCAAGCTGCTTGAACAACGACGCGCGCGTTTCTGCCAGGTCGCCTTCGTCGGTGAGATCACCACGCAAATCGAGGTGCGAGGCAAGAACGAGGATGAAATTGAGCTGGGGGCGTGGAGGGTCGGTCATACGGGTCTCCGTCTGAGTTTGGCCGCCTCTGCCAGCTCAGAGCATGCCAGCACTCATGGACGGGGGCAAGCATGAGCCTCGAACAGTTCAAGGCGCAATTGCAGGACGTCTCGGCATTCGCGACGCCGCCGGTGATCTCGCGCGACCCCAACGCGCCCCTGCCGGGCGAGCTGCCGCGCGGCGCCGATATTCCGCCCGAGCTCGACCCGCTGGCCGAAGGCATTCTGATGCTGCACCAGAAGGAGTGGCTCGAGGACAATGCGGATCTCAAATGCGGCGAGAAGGGGCGGCGCACCGGCATCACCTTCGCCGAGGCGCTGGACCAGACGCTGATCGCCATGGCGGCGCGCTCGGCGGGCGGCCAGAACTGCTTCTATATCGGGGACAGCAAGGACAAGGGCCGCGAGTTCATCGGCTATGTGGCGCATTTCGCCCGCACCGTCGCCAAGGAGTTTTCGGCGATCGAGGAGTTCGTCTTCGTCGACCAGCGGGCGGACGGATCGAGCGGCGAGATCGCCGCCTATCGGGTTCGGTTTGCCTCAGGCTTTCGCGTCGAGGCGCTGAGCTCGCGGCCCGAGAATATCCGCGGCCTCCAGGGCGTGGTCTGCATCGACGAGGCGGCCTTCCACAAGGATGTGCGCCTGGTGCTCGACGCGGTCAACGCGCTCCTCATCTGGGGCGGCAGGATCCGCATCATCTCGACGCATAACGGCGTGCTCAACCCGTTCAACGAACTCTGCGCCGAGATCCGCGCCGGAAAGCTTCCCTACAGCCTCCATCACATTCCGTTCTCGAAGGCCGTTCGAAACGGCCTCTACGAGCGCACTTGCCTGATTGCCGGCAAGCCGGCGACGGCCGAGGGCAAGGTCGAGTGGGAACGGAAGATCCGCGCGGCCTATGGGGTGCGCGAGGCGGCGATGCGGCAGGAGCTCGACTGCATCCCGTCCGACATGGAAGGGGCGGCGCTGACCCGCGTGCAGATCGAGGCCGCGATGGCGCCGGCCGGTGCCATCCCGATCGTGCGGCTGCTGCTGCCGGACAGCTTCAAGGACCTCGACACGCATGAGCGGGTGCGCCGCACGACGAGCTGGTGCGAGCGCGAGCTCGCCCCGATCCTCGCGCGGCTCGACAAGGACCGGCCGCACTATTACGGGCAGGACTTTGCCCGCACCGGCGATGCGTCGGACATTCTCGTCGGCGCCGAGGAGCGGACGCTCGACCGCACCACCAAGCTCCTCGTCGAGCTTCGCAACGTACCGTTCGAAACGCAGCGGGATGTGCTGTTCTTCATCATCGAGCGGCTGCCGCGCTTTTCGGGCGGCGCCGGCGACGCCACCGGCAATGGCGCCTATCTCGCCGAGGTGGCGCGGCAGAAATTCGGGGCACGCTGCCTCGAAGTGAAGATGACGGTCGAGTGGTACCGGCAGAACGCGCCGGCCTATATCGAGGCGATCACCGACCGCACCATGCTCCTGCCGCGCCACGCCGACGTGCTGCGCGACCACCAGGCGCTGGCCTATGTCAACGGCATCATCAAGGTGCCTGAGGACATGCGCTGGAAGGGCGAGGACGGCCTGGAACGGCACGGCGATTCCGCCATTGCCGGGATGCTGTTCTGGCACGCCACGCTGCAGGGGCCGATCGCCTATGGCTATCGCGGCATGGAGCGCAACGAGGACGGTCCGCGAGACCGCCTGCGCGAACTGCCGCCCGACGATGATTTCGGACCCCGCGACGATGGCTGGCGCGACTATGTCGGGCGCGGCGGGTTGGAGGGCTACTGATGGCGCAGTTCTACAAGGGCCTTGTCGATCATCACGGGCGGAAGATCGAAAAGAAGGCGCTGACGCGCGAGGTCGCGGGGCCGACCATCACAGGGGTGCGCTCGCCGATTTCGGGCTATCCCGGCGAGGGCCTGACGCCGGCGCGGCTCACCGCCATCCTCAAGGAAGCCGACCAAGGCCAGCCGCTGCGCTTCTACGAGCTGGCCGAAGCGATCGAGGAAAAGGACCTCCACTATGCCGGCGTGCTCGGCACGCGGAAGAAGTCGGTGACGCAGATCGACATCTCCGTGGTGCCGGCCGGCGAGGACAGCGCCAGCACCGAGCAGGCGGCAATGATCGAGGAATGGCTCACAAGAGACGAGCTGCAGACCGAGCTCTTCGACATTCTCGACGCCATCGGCAAGGGCGACAGCTTTACCGAGATCGACTGGGACACGTCGGAAGGCGACTGGATGCCCAGGCGCCTCGAGCGCCGCGACCAGCGCTGGTTCCGGCCGTCGCGGCTCGACCTCCAGACACCGATGCTGATCACCGGCACGGGCGAGGACGAGCCGCTGCCGGGCGGCAAGTTCATCCACATGGTGGCGCGCGGCAAGTCGGGGCTCCCGGCGCGGTCAGGCATTTCGCGGCTGGCGTGCTGGTTCTGGCTCTTCAAGGCGATGACGACGCGCGACTGGGCGATGTACGCGGCGACGTTCGGGCAGCCGCTGCGGGTGGGCAAATACGGGCCCAATGCCAGCGAGGCAGACAAGGACACGCTGTTCCGGGCGGTGTCGCTGATCGCCGGGGACTGTGCGGCGATCATCCCCGACTCGATGCTGATCGAGTTCGAGCAGCCGCCGGCCGGACAGGCGACGGACCTCTTCGAGCGGCGGGCCGACTGGCTCGATCAGCAGCTCAGTAAAGCCGTGCTCGGCCAGACCACCACGACCGACGCGATCAGCGGCGGCCATGCGGTGAGCCAGGAGCACCGCCAGGTGCAGGAGGATATCGAGCGGGCCGACGCCAAGGCCCTCACGGCGGCGATCAATCGCGACCTGGTGCGGGTGTGGATCGACCTGCAATTCGGGCCGCAGGAGAAGTACCCCAAGGTGGTGCTGGCGCGGCCCGAAAAGGAGGACCTGGCGCAGCTCTCCACCTCGCTGGCACAGCTGGTGCCGCTCGGGCTTCGGGTGTCGCAGCAGGAGGTGTTGGCGAAGTTCGGGCTCACCGCACCGAAGGTCGACGAGGACGTGCTGGCCAAGCCCGAGCCGCAGCCGCTGCCCGGTGCGGTCGATCCCCGGAAGCCGCCGGGGAAGGAGAAGCCCGACGACGGCGAGGCGAGCGCACACCAGGAGGAGCCCGATCCAGGCGAGGCGGAAGCCCGGCGCTACGGCGAGCGGCTCGATGCGCTGGCGGGAGATGCCGGCGACCTCGCGGCCGAAGCAATGAATGCGATGCTAGACCGGCTGGGCGAGATCGTGCAGACGGCCGCGTCGCTCGAAGAAGTGCGGGCGCGGCTGCTCAGCGAGGCGCCGCAGATCTCGACGCGAGCCCTCGCAATGGCGTTGCGCCAGGCGCAGGTGGTGGCGCGGCTCAGCGGGCGGGGCGATCTCGCCGATGGCTAGCTGGTCAGGCGAGCGCCGGGGGCCGTTCGGGCGGGTTGGCTTCCAGCCGCTCGAGGGCAGCGCCCACTCGTGCGGCCACCTCCGGATCGAACTCGGCGTCGAGTTCAGTGTCCTCGTAGGCCTTCAGCTCATCGACGCTGACCGCCGCCTCGAAGGCGAAGTCCTCGATCTCCATGCCAAGGGCGAGGCGACGGCTGTGGTCGGTTCGGGGCGAGCGTTGCAGCGGATCGAGCGGTTCGGTCATGGGGCACCCTGGCGCGTTGCCCCGAGACAATCTCGCTCGCCGGATTTGGTTCACGCGCATGGCTAGGCGGCCTGCGGCTCGCCGCATCGAGATCAGGTTCTCAGAAGCCATCGAGGCGCTGCGGCGCCAGCTCGAGATGGGCAGCGAAGAGTGGCTCAGCATCGTCGAGGAAGAGAACGCCGCGGCGACAAAGACGGCAGGCGAGGTGCTCGGCGCAGTGACGGCGGACCTCTTGGCAGCTGTGCTCGAGGCGATGGAAACGGGCGGGACGATCGCGGATTTTCGGCGCGACTATGACCGCATCGTCGAAGAGCATGGCTGGAGCTACAAAGGCGACGCCGGCTGGCACTCGCAGCTCATCTACCGCATGCACACGTCGCGCGCCTACAGTGCCGGCCGCTGGGAACAGGCGCAGCGGCTCGAGGCCGCGCGGCCCGGCACCTATTTCGGCCGGCTGCTCTCGGTGGGCGACCACCGCGTCCGGCACACCCACGCGCTGATGCATGGGATCATTCGCCCGATCAGCGACCCTTACTGGCTCACCCACTGGCCCCCCAACGGCTTCAATTGCCGCTGCTACGTACAGGTAGTAACAGCGACGATGCTGAAGCGGTTCGGGTGGGTGGTGACGCCGGATAGCGCCCCGGCGATGGGGGTGCCACCCGATGAGGGGTACTGGCGTGGGCCGGACGTGGCACGGCTAGCACATTGACATGACCAGCAACGGTTAGCAGGCCTACCGCTTGGTGTGGTGGGTGTAGACCGACACGTGGCGCGTCGGACTGACGCTGGCGATTGAAGCGACAACAATGTCCCATGGGCTGGCGGCCGATGCTGAACCGGGCCGCGACTTGGCGATCAACTGAGCACCACTTCGAGGAAGTGATCGACCTGGTACGGACATCCCCAGCAGGCGACGCGTCGGTGTCACAATCCTGGGGACGACTGCCCTCCCGCACGACCATGGTCTATTGTCGCCAGGTGGCATCTTTGAAATCCTGCGGAATACTTTGGTTGTTTTCAAAATGGGACAATGATGACGGGTGACACAGCAGTCCACGATATTTGGGCCGACGACCTGCTCAATCGCCGCGAGGATGGCCGTTTTCTACAGTCATTCCTGAGCGGTCGAGTCGAAGAACGTAAAGCGAGGGGCCTCCAAGCCTCCTATGTTGTAAACATTGACGGTCGCTGGGGCGCAGGGAAAACGTTCTTCGTTGAGCGATTTGCTGCGCAGCTTTCGCAAGCAGGGTACATCGTTGCGAGGGTGGATGCTTGGAAGGATGATCACACCGACGAACCGTTCATTGCGGTGCTGGCCGCGATAGACGAAGCACTTTTGCCATTTACGACCAAGAAGGGGACGGTGCGGCGGGCTTGGGACACGGTAAAGAAGGGGGCGGCGCCAATACTCGGCCGGGCTTTGATTGGCGCAGGCAAAACTCTAGTAAGGCGCTACGTCGGAACCGAAGTCAAAGAGCTAATCGCGTCCATTGATGGGGAAGACACCGGCCCCGTCGAAGAAGCGATTAGCGAAGGAATGGACAAATTTTCTATCGAGGTCGAACGTGTAGTGGACGAGGCCTCTGAAAAGTTGATTGCCGCATTCACGGCCAAGAGGAAGGCGATAGACGATTTCCGCGACCGGTTGAGCAAAGCTGTAGCTGCTCTGGGCCAGGCGAGGTCTGCGCCTCTATTTGTCATCATCGACGAACTCGATCGCTGCCGCCCCTCGTACGCCGTCGCGTTATTGGAACGCGTGAAGCACCTGTTTGAAGTTGACAACATCGTGTTCGTCTTCGCCACCAATACTGATCAGCTTCAACACAGCGTCTCTGGCGCGTACGGGCCTGGCTTCGACGGGTTCAGGTACCTAACGAGGTTCTTTGAACGAACCTACCAATTGCAGGCACCATCGGTGGACCAGTTCATCTCGGTAGAGGCGCAAGTGGTGCCCAATGAGAAGCTAACGGCGCCCGGAGGTGATCTATTAGCCTTTCTGACGGCAACGGTGAAGGCGTACAAGATGGACCTCCGAGAAATTAGGCAATTTCTGGACATCGTTGGCTCCGTTGCCACCGTCTGGGAACATCGGATGCTACTCGACATTCTCACACTTGCCGCACTGGCGATTTGCTACATGAGGACGGGTAGTATCGACTGGGAGGATGCCGAGCGAAATATCCCAGACTACAGGGTCGCGATGGGATTTAGCCGACGCAACAACCAAGGCGACAGGGTGCCAGTGGAGCTCACTGTTCGGAGGGCCTTTGAGACAATGAGGTCGGTAACTGGCGAGATTCGCCACGCCATCCAGTTGGGGGACAGGGACGGAATGTCTACGGAGCAGAGGTATGTATACGAGGTGCTGAGTCCCGAATGGAACGGCACGGGCATACCGGGGAATTCGCCAAGCGTGATTCGCCAGTTGGGCTTGATGATCGCCAATGCCGGCCGGCTCGTACAGGACTTCGGAAACGGACCTAGGTAAGGTCGAAAAGTGAGTTGCCGGTCCCACGGTGACCCCGACCGTGGCTGCCACTGCGCACTTGCGTGCGACGACGCGGCACTATCGAAGACTGCCGCGTAGTTCCCCGGACACCTGTCCGGGGCGCGTGAGGTGCATCCGCGCTGGCAGTGTCGCCAGCCATGGACCTCCCCGTCAACTCCGCGCTGATCACATCCTTCCACGCCGCCGCGGGGTCCGCCGACCCGACCAGCGCCGCGGGGTCCACCGACCATGGGCCTGCTGGCCCCGTGCTCTGCGCGGCGCTGGACATGAGCAGCGGCGCCGCGGCACCAGTCTGGGTACATCTGCTGCCGGCCGGCCGCATCACCACGCTGGATGGCCGCGGGCCCTACAGCATTCCCGACATGCACCAGCTCATCGCCCGCAGCCTGCCCGAGGGCACGCGGCTGGTGATCGACGAGAACCATGCCACCGACCTCGCGGCGCCGCATGGGCAGCCGGCGCCGGCGCGTGGCTGGATCGTGGCGCTGGAAGCGCGGGGCGACGGGCTCTGGGGCCAGGTCGAATGGACCGCCGAGGGCAAGGCGCTGGTCGAGAGCCGGGCCTACCGGGCGCTGTCGCCGGTGATCGTCCATGACCGCGCCGGCGCCATCGGCGCGCTGCTCCGCGCCAGCCTCGTCAACCGCCCCAACATCAAGAACCTCACCACGCTGCACCAGGAGTCCGCCATGGACCTCGCCGCTCGCCTTACTGCTCTCCTCGGGCTCGATGCCGCCACCTCGGCCGACGCCATCGTCGCCGCGGTTACCACGCTGCACCAGGCGCAGGCCGACCAGGCCACAGCGCTGCAGGCGCAGCTCAAGCCCATCGCCAAGGCAGCGGGCGCCACCGAGGACGCCACGCCGGACCAGATCGTCGCCGCGATCGGGGCGCTGAATGCGGCACCCGACGCCAAGTCGGTGACGGCGCTGCAGGCGGAGATCGCGACGCTCACCACGGCGCTCAATGCCGAGCGCGACACGCGGAAGCGCCGTGATGCGGAGGCTTTTGTCGACGGCGCGATCAAGGAGGGTCGCACGGCGGTGAAGCCGCTGCGCGACCATTATATCGCCCGGCACATGGAGGACCCGGCAGGCGTCGAAAAGGAGATCGCCGCGATGCCGAAGCTGGTCGGCCGCGTGGTGCCGCCCGAACCGCCCAAGGAGGGCGAGGTTGCGCTGAATGCCGAGCAGCTCGCGGTGGCGAAGATGCTGGGCCAGGACCCCAAGGCCTATGCCGAAACCCTGAAGCTCGAGCAGGCGGCGCAGGACGCCCTCTAGTCCGCGGCTCCCCGAAACCAATTTTTAGGAGGCCGCGATGGCCCTCAACACCGACCGCAACACCGCCCGCGCCGAAGGCAATCGCCGGGTCGGACCGCTGCTCGCCGGCGTGCTCGTCTATGGCGGCGCAATGGTGATGCGAAACGCCGCCGGCTACCTCACCAAGGGGCAGACGGCGCTGGGCCTCGTCGGCGTGGGCGTGGCGCGGGAGCGGAAGACCGGCGGGGCCGGCAATGGCGACGAGACGCTGCTCTACGAGCCCGGCTGCTGGTGGTTCAAGAATGCGGCGGCCGCCGACACGATCACCATCGCCGAGCTGGGCGAGATCTGTTTTGCGGTCGACGACGAGCAGGTGGCCAAGACCAACGGCACCAATACCCGCTCGCCGGCCGGCTTCGTTGAAGCGGTCGACCCGGTGCTCGGGGTGCTGGTGCGCTTCGACGAAATCGCCCTGGTGCAGGCGCTGGCCGGCCTCACCAACCCGCCCTGATCACCGCCGCCCGACCCCTGCAAGCCCTCCGAGGACCGATCGCCATGATCATCAATTCCGCCAATCTCAACGCCATCCGGGTCGGCTTTTCGACCGCCTTCCGGCGCGGCCTCGGCCAGGGCGTGAGCGCCTATGGGCGCATCGCCACGACGGTGCCCAGCACCACGAAAGAGAACAAGTATGGCTGGCTGGGGAAGCTCCCCAACCTTCGCGAATGGATCGGCCCGCGCGCGGTGCACGGCATTGCCGAGCACGACTATTCGATCCGCAACAAGACCTACGAGCTCACTATCGGCGTCGACCGTGATGACATCAAGGACGACAATATCGGCGTCTATGACCCGCTGTTCGTCGAGATGGGCGAGAGCGTCGCGGCACAGCCGGACCTTCTGAGCTTTGCCCTGCTCAAGGCCGGGTTCTCGACCGAGTGCTACGACAAGCAGGCCTATTTCGACACCGACCACCCGGTGCTCAACGATGTCGGCACCGTGGTCAGCGTCGCCAATACGGACGGCGGCGCCGGCACGCCCTGGTTCCTAATCGATGGCAGCCGGGCGCTGAAGCCGATCATCTTCCAGGACCGCGAAGCGCCCAGCTTCGTCGCCATGGACAACGCGGACGATCCGGCGGTGTTCTCGAAAAAAGAGTTCCAGTATGGCGTCGACTGCCGGCGCAATGTCGGTTTCGGCTTCTGGCAGTTCGCCTGGGGCTCCAAGCAGCCATTGGATGCCGCCAGCTATGGTAACGCCCGCGCCGTGCTCGGCGGCATGAAGGGCGACTACGGCCGGCCGCTGGGGCTGAAGCCGAGCATTTTGATCGTGCCGCCGGCGTACGAAAGCGCCGGCCGCAAAATCCTCAACTCCGAATATGCCACCGGCGGTGGCACCAACGAGTGGAAGGGCACAGCCGAGCTCTTGGTTGTGCCCTGGCTCGCCTAACGGGGTCTCCTCCCTCGCCCCGTGCCCGCCGGCCGGTTTCGGGCAGTTCCGGCCGGCGGGTTCTTAGAAGCCCGTTCGAAACCCCTAGAAAGCCCGCCCAAGCGCCTCGAAGGATTTTGCCATGACCAAGCGCCAGACACCGACCAGGCCGCTCAAGGCCACCGCTGCGCCGCTGCTCCTCGCCGGCCTTGCGCCTGCGATGTTCGACGGCCTGCGGGATGGCTATTTCGCCACCGTCACCTGGCCGGCGGAGACGACCGACGCCGCCAAGGCGCTGGCGGTGGAACACGTCAACGGCTTCATCGCCCATCTCGCCGCCGGAGCCGAAGCGGCGGGGCTCGTCGCCAGAGCCGAGCCAGTAGCCGCCGCGGCAGTCGCCGCCGTGCCGGAGAAAGGCATGATCGAAGTGATCGTCAGCGGCCCCCGCGAGGGCCGCCGCCGCATCGGCCGGGCCTTTACCGATGTCGCGACGCCGCCGTTCTTCGTCACGCCCGCCGAGCTCGAGAGCCTCAGGGGCGACCCCAAGCTCCTGGTGCAGCAGACCGGCAAGGTCGCAGACTGACGTCTTGTTTCGGGGGCAACGGTGCGGCCTGGCTGGCAAGTCCATCCGGCCAGGCCGCGGCGGTTCGAGTCCGCCACCCTCACCAGCCAAGCGGCGCGCTCCTTGTTGGCGCCGCCCGACCCTCGCGGCGGCGGTGACGTGTGTCCGCCGCGGGGTGACCTCCAGGGAGATGTCGCATGGCCTATTGCACGATCGAGCAGCTCCGCGACCGCTTCGGCGAGACGCTGCTCATCGACTTGAGCCACCGCGATGGCCCCCGGCCGGCGGAACCGGATGCGGCGCTCTTTGCCCGCGTCATCGCCGATGCCGATGCGCTGATCGACAGCTATTTGAAGGGCCGCTACCAGCTGCCCATTGCCGGCGCCGTGCCGCCGGTGCTGACCGACCTCAGCCTCGCCATCGCCATCTACAAGGCGCACTCGGCGGTGGCGGCCGAGAAGATCCGCAAGGATTTCGAAGACGCGGTCAAAACGCTCAAGGACATCGCCACAGGCGCGGCGCGGCTCGACGTCGCCGGCGCCGAGCCGGCGGCCAGCGGGTCCAGCGGCGCGCGCATCACCGACCGCGAGCGGCCCTTCACCGAGCAGAACCTCGAGGGCTGGGTGTGATGGCGGACGACCCGACCGGCACCGGATTTCGGCTCGAACTCACCGGGCATGGCGCGGCCATGGCGGCGCTCGAACGGGCGGCCGACCGGCTCGACCATCCGGCGCCGCTCTTCGACGCGATCGGGGCGCTGCTCGTCGCCTCGACCCAGCTGCGGTTCGAGCGTGGCCTGGACCCTGAAGGTAACCCCTGGCCGCCGTCTTTACGTGTCCTGATCGAAGGCGGCAAGACGTTGCTCGACACGGGCGAGCTCGTGGCCTCGATCACGCATGAGGCGGACGACACGGGCGCTGCCGTCGGCACCAATTCGATCAAGGCCGGACCGCATCAGTTCGGCGCCACAATCCGGCCGGTGACGGCCGAGGCCCTGACCTTCGAAATCGGCGGGGCGCAGGTGTTCGCACGCGAGGTGACGATCCCGCGGCGGGCGTTCCTCGGCCTCGACGAGGATGACGAGGCGATGATCGCAGAAGAGGCGGAGGGCTTCGTGCTGGCGCCTTTCATGGTTGCGGGAGGCGCCGATGCTGGTTGAGGCGGTGACGGTGCGGCTCGGCAGTGCGGTGGCCGCGCTCGAGGACAGCATTGCCGGGGCGCTGAGCCTTGCGGAACTGCTGGCGCGGAAGGCGCTGCCGCAGCGGCCGGTCTCCGCCTTCGTCATCCCGGCCGGGCTCACCGGCCGTGAGGCGCTGTCGTCGGAGGCCGCCTTCGTGCAGGCAGTCGACGAGACGGTCGCCGTCGTGCTCGTCGTCCGCGCCGCCAATGACTCCACCGGCGGCCGCGCGCTGCCCGAGCTCGAAGCGCTGGTCTGGTCGGTGATCGGCGCGCTCTGCGGCTGGTCGCCGGAGCCGGAGGACAATCTCGATCCGGTCGGCGTGCTGGAGCTCCGCCGCGGCCGCACGCTGCAGCTCAGCGCCGGCACCGTCGTCTACCAGCTCGACTTCGCGCTTCTCGAACAGGTGAGGATCACAGGATGAGCAGGCCGGCGCCACCGGTGCCGCAGACGGGCGGCAGTTTCGTTCTCGGAAAGGGCAATCGGCTCGAGCAGCGCGAGCGGACGATCGGTCCGCTCGAGCCCGAGCACGCGGCCAACCGTCCGCCGCCGGCACCGCCCGAGGAGAAGCGCGATGGGGCTTAACTGGAAGAGCAAGATCGTCCTCGCCAAGCTCGAGGCCAGCTATGGCGTCGACCCGGTGCCGGCGGCCGGCAACGGCGTGCTGATGAGCAATGTGCGGATCCGGCCGATGCAGGGCCAGGACGTGAGCCGCGACCTCGACTATCCCTTCATGGGCGGCCAGGAGCAGATCCCGGTCGGCCTGCATGTCGAGCTCACCGGCCGCATCGAGCTGGTGCCCTCCGGTACGCCTGGCGTGGCGCCGGCCTGGGGCCCGATCATGCGCATGCTGGGCTGCTCGGAGACGATCGTCGCCGACACCTCGGTTACCTACCGGCCGGTGAGCGCCGGGCACGAGTCCGGGCACATCAAGTTCTGGGTCGGCGGCGCCGGCACCGGCCCGGGCACGCTGCACCAGCTCGCGGGCGTGCGCGGCGACGCGGTGCTGCGCTTCCCGGCGCAGGGCATCCCCTATCTGGACGACCTCCGGCTGGTCGGCCTCTATGCCGGCGTCGCCGAAGCCAACCGAGTGACGCCGACGCTCTCCGGCTTCAAGCGGCCGCGCGTGGTCACCAAGGCGAACACGCCAGGCTTCACCATCGACGCCGTGCCGTTCGTGATGCGGAGCTTTACGCTGGCGCTGCGCAACCAGGTGGAGCCGCGGCTGCTGGTCGGGCTCGAGGAGATCCTCATCGTCGACCGGGCCGACCGGATCACGACGCAGGTGCAGGCGGTGCCGGTCACCACCTACGATCCATACGCGGCAGCGCTCGCCGACGAGGACGCGACGCTGGTGCCGATCGAACTGGTGCACGGCACGGCGCCGGGTTTCACCGCCACGCTCTCGGCGCCCCGCTGCCAACAGCAGCGGCCGGAGGGCTACGAGGTCAACCAGGGCCTCGCCGAATGGAACCTCACCTTCAACCCGCTGCCGGAGGCCGGCAACGACCAGTGGAGCCTGACGCTCAGCTGAGTTTCGAAACCCCTTCGAACGGAGTTCACCAAATGCTCAATCTCGACCTGGCGCCGACCTTCACCCGCACCGCCAGCTTTCACATCCCGTCCGGGTCCGGCTTTGTCGAGCAGGACTGCACCGTCACCTTCAGCGCCCTCACGCTCGAAGAGTTCGCGGGCTTCGACATGAGCAAGCCCGAGGACGTGAAGCGCTTCCTCGTTCGCGTGGTGCAAGGCATGGGCGAGCTGGTCAACGGCCAGGGCGAGCCGGTCGACTATTCGACTGCGGTGCGCGACCAGCTCATCAACCAGGACTGGGGCCGGCAGGGCCTCGTCCGCGCCTATGTGCTCGGCCGGCAGAAGGCCGCTGTGGGAAACTGAGATGGGCCGCCCGCGCCTGGGTTGACGGCGAGTTCGGCGAGGACCGGCCCGATGGAGCCAGCAGTGATGATGCCGTCGCGGATGCCAGGCGCTGGGGGCTGGACCCGGCCGCCATCGATGCACTGCGCGCCGATCTCGGCCGGC